TGAGTGGAAAGACACGGATGCTGTATTTACTGCGACAGTATTTCTTGATTGTGTTACTAGTGAGTTCTTGTCGATGGCTGCTGGCAAGAGAGGCTTTGAAAAGGCGGTGGCGTCAACTGAAAAGAGCCGTGCGCTAGGCTTAGGTGTTCTTGGTTGGCACTCGTTGCTGCACAAGAAGATGATTCCATTTGAGAGCTTTCAGGCTCAGAAACTTAACGTGGAGATTTTCAATGAACTCAACCGTCAGTCAGGCTCTGCCTCCAGATATCTTGCCGAAAAGCTTGGAGAACCTGAGTATTGCAAAGGATATGGAGTACGAAATACACACCGTCTTGCTGTCGCTCCCACCATGTCAACAAGCCAGCTTATGGGCGGAGTATCACAAGGAATTGAGCCGTTTATTGGCAATGTGTTTGTCCAGCAAGGAGCTGGCGGAGAAACAATCCGAGTAGTTCCTGAGCTGTTGGAGATCATGAAGCGTGAAGGTGTGTACAGTCGTGAGACATTGCTTGAGATTGCAAGTCATGATGGTTCTATCCAGCACGTTACATGGATGTCTGAGGATGAGAAGCGAGTGTTCAAGACAGCCTTTGAGATTGATCCCTATATGATCCTTCAACAAGCGTCTGATCGTCAAGCTTACATCTGCCAAGGTCAATCTATCAATCTGTTCTTCGGTGCAGATGATCCAGAGGAACATATTAGCTCTGTCCACAAGGCAGCGTTTAAAGATCCTCGTATCTTGAGTCTGTATTACATTCGTACCAAGGCAGGGGTCAGTGCCAGCTCAGGTGAATGTGTTGCTTGTCACGCTTAACAAGGAGTAAAATGAAAACTGTAGTCTACAGCAAGGAGAATTGCCCTGCTTGCGTAGCTCTGAAGGCTCGCCTGAATAAAGAAGGTGAGCCTTTCACAGAGATCGTAGTAGGTGTTGATCTGTCTCGTGAGGACTTCCTTGAGAGGTTCCCTCACGTGCGTATGATGCCTCATTTAGTGTTTGTAAACGAAGAGTAAAGGGAGAATATGGCAAGTAAACCAATGAACCGAGCTATTCCAGCTAAGGAGATTACCCCACGAGAGAAGGCTAGTAATAGCTTACGTCTGAAGCTGGATGACATGACAGTCATTAAGCCTAAGACAGAGAAGCAGATGGACTTCTTTGAGGCATACCAAGCCTCTAACTACTTCATGGCTCTGCACGGAGTAGCAGGTACAGGTAAGACATACATTGCCTTGTACAAAGCCTTGGAAGAGGCTCTGGATCGTAACAATCCCTTTAACAAGGTGACTATTATCCGGAGCAGTGTTCAAGGACGTGATATGGGTTTCTTGCCCGGTGATGCAGATGAGAAGATGGAGGTATACATTCAACCTTATCGACAAATCTGTAGTGACCTGTTCAAGCGCAAGGATGCTTGGGATCGACTGGTAGAGCAAGGACACATTGAGTTTGTGTCTACTTCGTTCATTCGAGGCACTACCTTTTCTAATAGCATCATTGTCGTGGATGAGGTACAGAACATGACCTTCGAGGAGCTTGATACTGTGATCACGCGAGTGGGGGATAAGTCAAAGTTGATCATGTGTGGAGATTTCCGTCAAACGGACTTGAAGAAGAAAGACGATAAGTCGGGATTGCTTAAGTTTCTTGATGTGGCTCGGTTGATGAAAGAGTTTGTACGGATTGAGTTTAACATTGACGATATTGTTCGTAGCTCGCTGGTGCGTAACTACATTATTGCGAAGACTAAATATGAAGATGGGGTATATGAATGAAAGCAAATGAAAGCTTGGAAGATTTCCTAATGATGCCTCAAGAGCAGAAGGGTCTTATCCGTACTATCACTCAGCAGATGCACACTCACTTGGTGTTCATTGATGATGATATTACCGATCCTCGTAACTACCGTGATGTTATCCACTGCTTGGCGACTTGCAGTGAGAATGACTCAGTTAATCTATTGGTAAATAGCTCAGGTGGACGCACAGATAGTATCTGGCAGATCATTGAAGCAATGAAAGGATGTCGTGGTGATGTATCTGTTACGGTTATCGGTGCTGCGTACTCAGCAGCTAGTATGTTGGCTTGTATGGCTCCTGAGTGCTATATCGCTGATAGTGCTGAGTTCATGCTGCATACTGCTCATTATGGTTCCATCGGTACTGTGCCGAATGTCAAAGGACAGACTGAGTTTGCTACACGACAGATTAACAAACTCCTTGACCAAGCCTACAAAGGATTCTTGACAGACAAGGAACTTGATGAACTGAAGAACGGTAAGGAGTTCTGGTTCGATGCTGAAGAGTCGGGTAAGCGTATGGTGAAGCGCTACAAGTATCTCAGTGGGCTGAATAAGCCGCCTAAGCCTGCAAAGGTTAAGGAAGTTACTGTAGAGTAAATGAAAAAGGCCCGTTAGAGTTCATCGCTCTAACGGGCCTTTTGCGTTACTTAATTGTAGATTCTAATCCAGTTTTACCTAGAATTTCTACTTCTTGCTCATATCCGGGAAAGACAACCATGTTTTTAGTTCTCTTCTCAGAATACATATCATCCCATCTTCCTAGATTTTCCTTTAAACGATCCAAGCCTTGTTTGTTGGCAGCAAGCATTCGTTCAGCATAAGGGTTCTTAGAAGCTACAATCTTCTGCCGTTCTTGTTCTGCTTTATTTATAGCCGAAACAATGTCTTCACGTTTAACTGAAGGCTTTAACCGGCTAAACTGGTCGTAGTAACGTACACCTGTTAGGCCTAATTTACTAAGATAATCAGCAGATGCTTTTCCAGAAACATCATCAAAATGTGCATTTAATGTCTCAAGAACATCCCTACCTTTTAAATCTTTCAAGTCAAGACGTCGACCAACTCTTGCATACGCTTGGTTCTTTTCGGCAAGATCCGCTTCTAGCACTTTCTTCAAAGTGGGATCTTCCATAATCTTGCTAAAAAAATCTTTTTGCTTACCCAAAGTTAAATCATAATCTAACATTTTTGGTATAATTTTATTAGGTATGTCTACTTTATAGAGATTACCCTCGCCGCCCATCTTAGCATACTCATTTGATACTTTAGGATTTTGAGCAAAGTACATACCATAGCCATAAGCTTGACCTCCCTCACCACTGCCGATTTTAGAAGCGTCAAATTTACCTACAATATTGTGAGGAGTGCCATGGTAAGCCATCATACCTACTGGGTTGTATCCAGCAGCTAAACTAGCAGCCATCTGTTGAGCTTCTGGCCCATAGATGTCACCTGTCTGAAGAAAGCGTTCAACATCTTGTTTACTCAGTTGATTAAAAGCCGCAGCTTGAGCATTGGCTTCATTCAGTCGATTGTAAACAGTATTACCGACACCTTGCATTTGTTGGCTTCTCTGAGGACTTCGCATCCACATCAAAGCATCTTCAAATAAACCTGCCATAGTATCTCCTTACGGTTTACTGTTATGTGCAATAGTTACGAAAGCAGCAACAGTAGCAACAATCCACAGTAATGGTTTAGCTACTTTAGCGATCCACTCGAGGACGGTAAAGGCTCCGGAGGCAGCGTTAAAGGCTGCTACCATTCCTTCTGTGTCCGTAGCCACCTTATCTACCTTAGCTTCTACCTTACACAACCTCTCATAGATTTCATTGTGTGATACTTCTTGGTTCATCTCTTATTCCTGATTTCAGTAATTTTCTCTAAACTACGAGAACCGAAGTAAGCACCGAAGCAGAGCATACCCCAATTACCCAATAAAGTGACGTAGGCTTCATTAGCATTATAGCCGTAGGCCGACATCATAGCAAAGGTAAAGTAACCTGCGAAGATAGCGATTAAGGACAGAGGACGAATGTTCTTAGACAACCAAGAATCACTTGACATATCTGCCTGCCAGCGTCCTGTAACATTCTCCTGCTCTGACTTGAACAGTTCAGTCTCATTAGCCATCTTAGCAAGCTCCCCTGACTGAGCTAACTCCATAAGCTTCACCTGAGCCTCTGCCTTTTGAGCAGGGTCAGGGAAGAACTTATCAAGAATCTTACCTGCGAAGGGTAACAGGATCTCAATCATATGTACTTACTCCTATGAAGCTCGATATGGGGATAATCTTTAAAGGTAACCCAGTCACCCCCAGATACGATAGGAATGTCAAACCCTCTAGCAATCTCCTTAATATGGTCTATCACAGGGATGAAGTGTTTAGCATCCCACGATATTTTACCATCTACGAATACTGCTATGTCTACAGCGTGTCCTGTCAAGTGACGACTACGCATCGTCTGAGACTTACCCGCACTAAAGAGTTCCTGTTGGCGCTCCTTAGTACGTAAGCCTTCGGTGATGGAGAAGTCCAGAGGAGACTCTTTGATAGCCTCCTCTATTACTTTCACTAGATCAGGATGTACTCCGCTTAGACGTTCCTTAGATTTGTTTCCGAATGAGAATGTCATTGTCCGTATCCTCGCAATAATTCAGCATCCATAGTAGTCTGCGGACGCTCACGTTCCTGCACACCAACAGCACCACCTGTCAAGGCTCCGAATAACCACGAAGAAGAACTATTCTTCATCACTTTACCCATCAAGCCCATAGCACGGTCAGAAAAGCCTCGGGTCTGTACTTCACCCATAAACTTAGCAGCATCTTCAAGAGCCTTAGGATTCAACAAAAACTTCTGAACTTCAGCAGCTTCATTGTCATCGGCAGACTTCTGGAAGTAACGTCCTAAGTGGTTAATGAATACACGAGGAGCAGTCATAATCTGGTTACGGAATTCACCGGCAGTGGTAGCTGCTTTAGTTCCTGTCATCTCTTCCCACTTAGACTTACTGATAGTGTTGATGTTGATTCGCATCGCAAAGGGATTATCCTTTAAGCGTTGAGAAGCTTCAACAACATCTCCTAACAGTTTTGTCTGAGAAGCACCAAAGACTTTCTCAAAGGCTTTCTTATTAGTCTGGAACAGTTCTAAGCGATCACCGGGAGCATTCAGTACATCATCCAACATGGCTGACTTAATACCCTCACGGGCTACAGCATCTTTACCTGCTACTTGTAACAAGTTATCCAGTTGCTGAGGGTTAGACAAGGCTGAACGCACAACACCACGAATACCGTCAGTAGTCCCATAGGATTGTGTCCAAAGGTTCTCAATCTTATCAATCTTAGCCTGCTTTTCAGCATTCAAGATAGCTGTCCGATTATCGCGCAACTCTGTCACACGACCAGCAAGGCTTTCTAAGCGATCTCGTAGACCCGGCACTTGGTTGATCTTGTCCTTATTCTGTGCTAAGTAACGCTGCAACTGAGCAGGGTTAATCTCACCAGTATTAGTATTGATAACAGAACGATTCTTGCTCAAGTCCCACAAGAAAGCATCTTCAACAATCTTAATACCTTCAGGTGAATCACCAACTACAGACATAATCTGCTTTAAGCCATCCGAGGATTTAGTAGCTTTAGGAACTACATTGTCTAAGAATGTAGCACGATCTACCTGCACCACGCCTGCTTCATTAAAAGGCAGTCCGATACGAGTAGCATATTCTTTGTCGATAGCACGATAAGGAGCACTGAAAGCAGGATCAACTGTATCAATAGCACCGTCTACTTGTCGTTTAAGTTCAACCAGCATACGATACTGATCGGAACCCTTTTGAGTGCTTCGTAAAGCTTCGTTTGTTTCTCGCTTAAGGCTATCCAAAGTTGTTAAGTCAACATCCTTAGTAACGCCTGCTTCCTTGGCAATACGATACTTCTCACTGATACGAGCAGAAGCTGGAGACTCTGGCTTAAATGCTTGCTTAATCTGAGAATAGAGCTTAGGAAACTTGTTAAAGATGTCTTGGTTAGTAGAGTCTGTAACAAAGTCTCGAAGAGCCTTAGCAGATTCTCCGGGGAGAACAATACCAGCTTTCTGTGAGTTCTCAATCAATTCATTGTACTTAGGGCCAACTTCTTTCTTGAGAGCTGCTTCCTTAGCCGAGATAAGATTAGTTAAACGTGCTCCGATGTCTTCAGCACTTGGGCCTTTAGCAAGACCGTCTGACAGCTCAAGAATTCGGTTGTTGATGTTCTCTAAACCCACTTCACGCCGAGCAGTAGACTGAGCAGCACCTGCAACAGCCTGAGCATTCTTCTGGCCTGCTTCAGTAGCTTTACGCTTAACGTAAGCATCTACTTCCAACATACTAGGAGCCAGTTTACCTTTGATGGAAGACAACTGCTGTTCTGCTGCTTCGTACTGGCTCTTCAAAGAAGCAGTAAACGGAGAGTTATCACCTTTAGCAATCTGACTTTGCAGATAACTAGAGATTGTTGTATCACCGTTAGACGAGGCCAGCATAGGCAAAGCAATACCTGTAGATTGCTCAATCTCAGTAGCTCTAGCAATGTTACCTGCCAAGTTAGGGTTAGCTTGTAATGCTGTTAATGCTTGACGAGAAGCACGACCAGAGCCTGCCAACTGAGATACTTGATTAGCCAAGTCTTTAGTTGCCGAGAACACACTTCCTACATTAGATAGCTCGCCTAAGTTACGCACAGAGCCTACAGCAGCGCCTCCTGCTAAACCACCAAGCATACCACCAACGAGTTCACCTGTCTGTCCGTATCCTTGAGGAGCAGCACGAGCACCGAACTCACCAGCAGCGCCAGCAGCAGCACCCAGCAAACCTTCTCCAATTAACTGACGACCTGTTGTCGGGATCACTGACTGAGCAAACTGTCCCGCATAGGGAGCAGCCTTAGAACCTCGTGCAAGCAACTGAGCACCTCGGGCAACTCCTGCCATCACAGGGACAGCAGCAGCGCCTTGGATAGCTGATTCCAGATAGGTACGGTCACGAGCCATCTCTGTAGGCGCTACCGTTGGCATACCTCCTGTTGGAATCTGAGCAGCTAAATCAGAAGATTCGCCAAAGTCAGCAGCAGAAGCTATGCCATTGCGGATAGCAGCAGCACGGATTTCATCCTTAGATGTGCCCTCAGGCACGTTATTCATCATTACGCCATTTGGCAAACGCACATCCATATTAAATCCTTTACTTCTTTAAACTAGACCAATCCACCGCATTAGAAGCAGGTGTACTCGATCTCTCAGCCGCTGTCGGGAAATATGTACTCGGGTTTCCGGGGAACTTAGCAGCTTCAGCGGCACTACGGAAACGGCCCACTTTAACGTCATAACGACTAGAAGCACTGTTTTCCAACACCGAGCCTAAGACATATAATTGTTTCTGAATGTCAGCGTTAGGGACACCTTCAATCTTCTTGTTTACCCAATCCAAAGCACCTTCAACCAACCGAGGGTCAACACCTGTACGGCGAATATCTTCGTTAGACAACTTACTCTCGCCCACCGCTTTAGCAATGGTTGTACGAGCAGCTTCCCATGTTTGAGAGTTATTTGATTTAGATGTCTGGTTGATAAGTTGTTTAGCAAGTCTAGCTGAGTCTAACATAGCTACTTCTTTCTCGGTAGCTTTGTCAACAGCATTAACAGCACCAACAACATCAGGAGCCATCTTAATCTCAGGGGATACACTCAACTTGGAAGCTCGCTCAGGTGCATCGCCGATCCGTTGAATCTTTTGACCTGTGAGTTTATTGATTAAGAAAATACCTTCTTTAGTTTCAGATAAAGCTGTTGGATCTGCTTTATCGATAGTATCCAGATCAGCGATTTTTCCTGATTCAGCATACGCCGACACAGAAGCAGGAGTATATTTACCTGTACGGATCAACTGCTGAACAGGATCAGCAGCAGCACGTTCACGCATATTCTTAGAGATTTCAGATTGCGTCTTCATCATCCCCTGTGCTTGCTGAGACACCTGCAAAGCTTGCTGACCGAATCCTTGTCCTGCTAATGTACGTGCCAGTGTAGCAAGACCCTCAGGGGAAGTAGTATCAGCCTGCTTCAAGATACCTTGCAAAGCAGCAGCCTTAGCCATCTCAGGATCTTGAGCACCGAGCAACCCACCAGCAGCACCTGCCAAGCGATTACCTGCTGTGTAGAAGCCTGCCTGAGCAGCCTGCATAGGACTCAACTGTGCAAACTGTTGAGCCTGTTGAGCCAATGCTTGCTCACGCTGTGCCATCAATGCTTCAGGAGTAACCCCGAATAATCCACCTACGATTTCAGCCATAATATTAATCCCAAGATTGTGAGCCAAAGGCATAAGCACCGGGGTCAGCTTGGAAGGCTCCAGAAGAACCACCAAACATATTACCGATACCAGACATCAGACGTTGATTACCAGCAGCACCTTGCAAAGCAGCACCGAAGGGGCTAAAGCCTCCCATGTTGTTAGCATTGGTTTGAGCACGGTAGATAGTATCAGCAGCGTTTGACATAGACTTTGTTTGAAGACCACCAACATTTAAACCTAAGTCCAGAGCACCTTGACCAGTTTGCTCCATTGTCTGACCTAAACCAAACTGAGTCTTCAGAGGGTTATAACCAGCAGTAGCAATGTCCAAGCCAGTATTGAACAAGCCTGCACCGAACTGAGTCTGTGCACGTCCTTGCTGTTGTGCCTGAGAAGCCAGTTGTAAGTCCTGCATCGCCTGAGCATTTAAGAGAGCCTGCTGTTCAGGGTTAGCAGCACCCATGCCACCACCTTGAGCGACAGCAACACCACCACGACCTGTGTTAAACAGATTCTGAGTTAAGCCTGCCTGAGCCTGCTGACGACTAGGAGCTAACAGAGCCTGCTGAGATTGCATCCACTGCTGTGCAGCAGCTTCAGGAGACTGAGCAAGATACTGATTACCTAAATTGAATAAGCCCTGTTGAGCCATCTGAGCTTGATCAGCAGTCTGGAAGCCTTGACCACCAGCCTGAGAGAACAGACGATCACGCATAGCAGCGATGTCAGGAGCTACGTTGTAGCCTGCATTCGTTACGTTACCGTTAGCGTCTGTGGTAAACTGAGAAGTACCGAAGCGAGTAGTCACGCCTACGGGACGGAACTTCTGAGCTTCAGCAGCGATACGAGCAGCTTCTACGTTAGCAGCAGAAGCATCACGAGAAGCATCTGCCTGCATAGAAGAACCCAACAGGCCAATACCTGCACCAATAGCAGCACCAATCCACGGCATATCAGGCCCCTTCTTTCTTAATTAAAACATTATCAATTTTATTCATATCTGTCTCGAATGTATGATGAATACAGAACCAAGTTGAATCCTCTAAGGCGAGGATAGTATGGTTGATGCCTTTTCTGATATTGATACAAGCAGGGGCTTCAAACACTTCGTTAACATCATTGTCGAATAATACTCTTACCTTCCCTTTACCTAGGACACTCAAGTGATCATACTCATGCTTGTGTTGACAAGCGATAGCACCTTTAGGAATGTCCATCTGCTTGGCGTATAAGCCATCAGAGAAATGATGAAGAGTATTATTATCCATGTGTTTCCTTGTTAGTTAAGCTGTCAAACGTTTACGCCGTGCGCTTCCACATCGCTACTGTAATGTAAGGCTGGAGGTTAGCGTTAGTTCCAGAGGAGCCTGCAGAAGCATTAGATACTGTAATTCCTGTTGTACTGCTAGAGGTGACCAAACCTAAATCACCTAATCCCTGTGAAGAATTTCTCACAGAAAACTCACCAGTTCCACTGCTCACAACACTTAAAAAGTCATTGGCAAGTTGATGTGTATGTCCGGGGTCAGTAACAGTAGTGGTGTGAGTGTGGCTAACAACCACAGCATCCTTACTACCACCTGTTTCTTCCAAGGCATCAAACAGAGCATCAGAGCCATTCAAGCCCACCATCACACGACCAGCACCGAAGGCTACCCAAGTACCGAAACCAAGCAATGTACCGGGGTTGGTAGTCACACCTGCGTTAATGTAGATAGAACCTACAGGATACAAGGCTTGGATAGCCGCCACTGTTGCAACAGTAGTGCCTGCTGCTGACAGTGCAGGAGTTGGTGCAGCTACAGTACCTGTGAAGGTAGGACTAGCAATATCAGCTTTAGTCGCTACCGCTGTTGCAATGTTGTTAAACTCAGTATCAATCTCAGTACCCTTAACAATCTTTAAAGGATTACCCACTGAGAGCGAGTCCTTACTCGCAAAGTTAGTTGATTTGGTATAGTCAGACATTAGACAATCTTCCCGTTCTTAGCTTGGATTTCGATCTTCTGGATACTTAGAGCAGAGCCGCTAACGTCTGCCTCATAACCAGTTTGAATAACCTTACCTGCTCCTGTCGGATACGCAACTAAAGTTTGTAAGGATGTGCCATTAGAGTAAATAGCCGATGCTGTATTATACTCTGAAATGCCATAATATGCAATACCCTGAGCAGGTATTTTTACGTTTTGTGAGTAATAATTACCTGTAAAGTCATATCCCCATTTCATTGTGACAAACTGATCAGAACCACCGATCACAACCACTGATAATCTCTTGAGCACAGACGTTACCGAAGGAGCCCCTAAGTCAGTATGGTTAGTGAAGTATTGGAAGCGGTAATTACTACCATTGTCTTGATACGTAGAATACTTACCAATGTAGCCAGCCTTACCGATCAACAGTTCCTTGTCTCGTGTGTAGCAGAAGCTCTTAGGCTCAATACTATCCCACATGGTCACTCGACTAGCTCCGTCCTGCAATACTGTCTTCAAGTCAAAGCAGTAGACTGTCTTGAGCACTGGAAGGGTAAGCAGGTAGAATGACTCAAAAGGACTGTAGATAGACTTGATCGTAGCAGCAGCTTCACCAGCAACAGCACTCATCAAGTCATTACGTACGTTCTTAGACAAGTCACGGAATGGAGCAGACTTCTCTTGGATGGTTCTCAGGACACTGCGAACACCTGTGTCAGACAAGAAGATAACATCTGAGCCAGTATTCTGAATGGTGTCACGAGCAATACAGCCAATACCTGTGGTAGAGTCAGACAACTTGAACACACCTGCGGATAGGACATCCTGAGCACCTGCGTACACCAAGATATTGTTCTTACCGAAGATGAACAAGAAGCCATTGTGTGCTGCAAGACCTGTGACGTTATCTGCACCGTTAGGCCACACAGAAGATACATCAATAGAGCCTGTAGAGCCTCCTGTCCAGATATGACCAGAGAGGATGTCAGACCAGTACACTACAGCCTTCTCCGTGGACAAGTCAGCTACCCACAGGCGACCATAAGCAGACAGTACGATGTTACCTTGAGGAACAGTACCTGCATATCCTGACTTCTCAGAGACTCTACGATACGTAGTAGTACTTACTGTAGGCTCAAACACCAGAGGGTTATGTCCAGCTTGGAACAGGTAGATACATTCATTCAATGTAGCCATCTGCCAGTTACTGTCGGTAATCGTAGGTGCAGTACCTCCACCACCGTAGGTCAACTCAGACAACACACCACCAGCAAGCTTAAACAACTTATTGTTACCTGCTGCAATTGTGTACTCAACACCTGCATCGGTCACTAGCTGTCCAATGGCTTTGATGTCTGTTGTCCCTAGAGCCGCTAGAGTGCTATGCTGCGGTGTCCAGCCCTTACGAGCACCAATACGACCATACTGATCAATGACACAGTTGTTAGCCACCAATGCATAACCTTGACTAAGCTCTAAGGAGCTATCTTGGGTATTCAGGCCATAAAAACCCGGAGCTGCAATAGAATGAGTTTTAATAGGTTGTGCCATAAGTTACACAGCCTCCCATCCGTCTTCCTCAGCATAACGACTAGACTCAATTGCAATGGCGTCAGCCAGAGAAACTTTATACAACCCGTAAGCCTCTGTACTGGTTAAGCCACCGTCTTCACCACGCTCAACCAAGGCACGAGCAAATGCACCTAAGATGACAGGCTCCGAAGGAACCATCATTGCATCGGTATCATGAACCATCGCTACTTGAGGAACATACATATTCCACAAGAGTGTGTAGGAGGCTTCAGGGATAGGGAAGATGTCTACCTTGGCATCACCGTTACTGTCAACACCTTTGAACAGGAAGTGCGTAGGCTCTCCTGTCTGAGGTGATGGAGTGGAGTAGAACTGATAGTTCATCCACATAGACGATGTAGGAGTCAAAGCAGAGTTCTTGGTAATGTTATACCCATCTACCACTTTGAAGCGAGAACCTGTACCTACCACTGAGTAAGTATAAGTAGAAGCTACAGCAGAGATAGTCTTAGATGTGGTCAGTGCAGACCAAGTGTAAGCATCTTCTACTTGTCTCTTGGCATCATTGACCAACTTACCAATGAGCTTAGAGAGTACGTTTTCTTGGACGGTAGATACTTCTGGTTCACGTAAGCGAACGAGAACATCATTGACCAGTTCTAGGTAAGTTGGCAATGCCATTATTAGATTCCTTCTTTCTTGTATAATTCAAAGGTACAGATGACACTCATGGTACTTCCTGCCTCACTGCGCACCATAACCTTATCGTTCTCTTCTAAGACTACGTAGGCTCCTCCATCAATCCTGATATTCTCTTTAGAGCTTATAGTATTGCTATTAAGGAAGTACACATCGGTAGCAGCACTAGAATCTGTCCAATAAGCAGTGATATGTTTAGTAGAGCCTGTACCGTTAAACACATACATCAAAGTCCAGCGAGCAAAGTAGCCCACTGGAACCGTGTACACAGTTGTTAACGTATCAGCTACAAGGTTTAAACCTACCGATACAGCCCGTGTCATGCCCACACCCTTCGAGGATGAGTAGGGATAACACTGAAGGCTTCTAACTCAAGAGTCATAGGCCCACGGGTGTTAACGTGCCACCCATCGTATGGAGTAACGATAGGATTTTCTGGGTCGGTATTGTCTACGTTGTAAATAACACCAATGATGTCCACAGAACCTTCGTAGCCCTCAAGAGCTTCAGAGGCCGAAGCCTCGTCAGCAAACTTGAGGTACAGGTCGCCCAGCTCCGGAGGAGCGATGTAGGGGACTTCCAGCTCCGTAGGAGCGTCCACCACCGGAGCGTCTTCAATGATTTCTTCGGTCATGATGTGATCCCTTGCAGTTCAGTGTTGGCGAGGCGGCGGGGGTAGTAGGCGATGCGCTTCACAGTGCCGTTTAGAGTGCCGGGGTTGGAACCGTAAGCGCCAATCAAAAGTTGAGTAACAATTGGAACGATTACGCTTGTATCGGTCAACGGTGTTTGACCATTTACACTGAAGGCATAATCATCAGTTTTATAGGCCACAGCAGCTTTTCCGCCGTTAAACCCACTTACCGAAGTGTTGGATAAAATGCCTTGAGATGCAGAGTTTGTGACAATAAAACTTCTAGTTGAAGTTAAAAAAGCGTCCATTTCAATGTCGTTAACTCCAGCAACTCCAGTAAGTGCGGCAATAGACCCACCAACGGAAGCTGAACCCACCCCGCGACATGGCCCCCAATCAGCATACAAAGTCCCCACACCCTGCGTGTACCACCGAGCAAAGTTATTCCCGATCATGCTGGCGCTGTCAGCCGCCCGAGTCACCTGCGATGCCACGGTTGGGATGTAGCTGGTGGCAAATGCTCCTGCTTCCAGTTGAGCGCCCCAAGCATAAAACCCACTTCCATTGCCTGTGTACGATGTGTTTCCACCAGCATCAGCGATGTAAATTTCATGGCCAAGAGTGGTTGCAGAGTTGGAGGTGGCAACCAAGTCAACGCGATACCATCCGTTGCCGACAGCGGTGATGGTTGAAGTTCCCGCCGTAAAACCTGTACCAAAGGCAGAAGGTGTCCCAACGGTCCCTGCGGTAAGGTTAAAAGTGTTCCTGACACCGTTGCCTGCTTGGTCCGAAACACGCAGTTCACCCAAAGTCCTGACGCCTGCCTTGAGATAAACAGACGCTGTGTAGACAATGGAAGACGCAGCTTTGGTGATTGTTTGAATAGCAACGTGTGTGCCTGCAACAGCCGTGTCCAACAACAGATCAGCGTTTACACGACCATCAGGAGATACCAAAGCATCAGCCGTGTTGGTCAGCCTCAACAGACTCCAAGATGCGCTGAAGTTTTCACTCTGGAGAATCAGGTTGGATCTTTGTTCCTCGATCAGCAAGCCCTTGGGAGCCAGCGTCACAGGGTCATAGTCAAACCGTGGGCCGTAGTAGGCCGTAGACGTTGGAGCCGCCACAGGCTGGTAGACGTAGGGATCAACAGAGGCTGAGTCGGACAG